GTGTATTTGGTGGCCGAAGCGAGCTGTTTTACAATTTATAGTCGATTTTGTTATGATGTTACATTTATACACGTGGCAATTATTACGCAAGGACCAGCTCCTCCATGCCGGTCTCAACAGAACTCTCCATAGCTGAATTATAAATGGAGCGTGCGGCCTGTCCAAGGCCAGTTGCAGAGGCGGCAATGCCGAGCCACTTTTCCAGCCGGTCGAGAGGTGACACGGCAAAAGCGCCAGGGGAGGGAATCTGAGCGACAACGGAGTTGAAAGGCACGGGCGACGGGGCCTTCATGATCGGCGCTAGGCCGCTGAAAGTAGGGGTGGAACCGGTGATGAGGCCTTGATAGGCGGAAGGGGTCCACTCCCAACAAACGGTCCAGTCAAGGAGAATGGAATCGTCAGGCAGGCCGACGCCTACGAGTGTGCAGTTGTTGCCGCAGTAGATGCTGGTTTCCGGAGCGGTGTTGTTCATGCTCCACTGGCTAAAAATGCCGTCGCACTCCTGAGGAACCCAGCGCACCTCGCCAGATCGAACGAGGGGGGCGCGCTGGACGTCGTTGGTGAAGACGAGAAGCTGGTCGGCGCGGATGTTGGTCATGGTGGTACCAGTTTCAGTGAGAAGCTGCGTGTTGGTAAGAGCCCGACCGAGGATGCCACGCGCGTTAAGCGTGGTCCCGGTATAGGTGAACTTAATACAAGCCGCGACTGGGCGAAACTGACCGACCGCGCCGACGGTGGAGGCGTCGGGGGAAATGAAGCCAGGCAAGGGAATTGCGAAATTTTGATTGAGTGGGGTACCAGAGACACCGATGGAATAGGTGCCAAGGTTCCAAGAAGTGGTGGAATTTTGTGGCTTGCCGGGGTAGAACTGCAAGGCAAAATCCGTCAGACCGGTAGGATCCTCGGGAGTGGCAATGCTAAGAGAACCCCGAGTGCGCATGAGATAACCGCTGTCAGTGCCCTCATAAGGCGCATTAACCAGCGGGGCATTGCAGGGGTCTGCCAGCAGCCGAAGCCACTGCGACCCGATGCGCTTGCCTTTGCGCTGCGTACGGGCGACGACCCCGCGGGTCTGTCTGTTCGCCTTAGCTGCCATGCGGCGGCGGGCCACAGCCTTGGTGGGCTTCTTCTTATACTCTTTCTTCATTGCAAAGTTGGATTGTCGTTGTAATATGTTAAATATCGACACCGCGGGCTCTCGCGCGGTAACAGCTTGGGAGGGGTTTACCTTTGTGTGACCCCCCCCGGACACCCCGTAGTTTAAGGACTTCGGGCAGTCAAATGACCGTCAGGCCCAGAGGGCCTTCACGCCCAACTCCTCCTCGCCGGATGCTGGGCATGTTTCCACATAGACAGCGCGCATGTCTTCGGGCTTCGAAGCAGCCGACAACTTCTTCTCCAGAAGTGCCAGCTGCTCGTCGCTCAGAATAGTGCTGAGAGCCTGCTGCATTGCGGTGGCGACCATTTCAGCGGGCATGTCGTCGTAAGGGTGCGTCCCGAACTCGATGCGCCGCTGCTCGCTTTTGTGAATGTTATTTGAATTGGCCTTCTGCCATTTCTCTACGCTCTTGGGGAGAGAAAACTTCAAGACGCGTGCTGTTGTCTTCAGCACGTTCCCTATGACTCCCGGTGCCTGTCCGTCGGACACCATCCAGCCCACCCACTTATGGTACATTGCATCCGGGTTTGAGGCCGGGACCAACGTCCAATTGCGGAGGAACTTTATTGGGTCGGGGAAGGACAGAGCGAAATCTGCTGGTTTGGGGTAGATCCTGCCAAGGTACTTGATGGCGTCGCAAAACTCTTCTCCCAGATCACATTGCTCCCACTTCATGGCATAGCCAAGGTCTGCGGCGACTTGTTCGAGCAGCTTAGGGTCGGCGATGGTGATGGAATCGTCGCCGTACTTTGGACCAATCATGGAAAACGCCACCTCCGGGCTGAAGCCCTCCTTGCGGAGGGCGCAGTAATCGGTGAAGGCGTTGGATCCTGTGTTGCTGTTGGTCGTGTCGTCGGCGCCGGACATACGCCGGCCCTTAGCTGTGAGTCGCGAAATCAGACTCTTCGTCTCTTTGTTGTAATATGCCATTTCCATGGTGGCACCGCTTTTGATGACTGTGTAGCGGGTGGCCGCCTTGGAATAGCGAGACTGGAAGGGGAGAATGTATAGGGGGTTTGTCACGTGCTTGGCACCCCACTCGGACTGGGACATGTCCCAGCCAGAGAAGTCGGTGCCTCGCTTCTTGCGCAATGGAAAACGCGCATAAAATGACATGAGTTGTGTGGTGGTTGCGTCGCGATTGTTTCCTGGGCTCCAGAAGTGCTTGATGTGGCTTGCGTTGTAGAAGCACTTGGTCCAGGCCTTGGAGAAGGTCCCGCTTAACACGGACAGCTGCGTTGGCATGGTGAAAGTCCAGCGCGGTGACTTGCCCGTGGGCAGCGTTTCTTTCTTAAGAGATCCTTTGACGGTGATGTCGTCAGGCACGTCGAAAACTTCGTTGTCCCATTTGCTGTTGCGCACCTTCTGGAGCTTGCCGTCTTGTGCCTCCTTAACTTCGGCGATCTCATTGGGGGCCAGGCGGCCCTTATAAGCTCCGACGAAAAGGTCGACAAATTCGCGCGCGTAGCCCTCGTATGCTTCGGGGGGCGTAACGGTGTTGGCGAATTTGTCCACGCGATCGGCCACAGCCTTGCGGCTGGCCTCGGCGTCTAGTACCGGGCGCTCAGCGCCGCCCGTGATGGGCGGCATTGCATGAGAACCGGGTAACTTGGACTCCGGGGTCTCGCTGACCATGATGTGTGCGCGCCGGCCGAAGAGGGTGGAAACGCGGTAAGCGAGGGGCTGATGTTTGGCGAGGATGGCGATGGCTAAAAGTTCTTGCTGGTCGCTGGTGAGGTTTTCAATTTCAAAGGTCTCGGTGCGTGATGCCAGCCAACCCTTCACGTTAGAAACGGTGAAGTAAGGCCTGTCCTTCGCTGCAAGAAGGTTGAGCCAGGTGGTGGAGGGAATCTCGCATGACACGCCACTGCTGTCGCCCTGCCACTGCAGGGAAACGACGGTAGAGTTGGGCCTGTCGTACTGAGCCATGAAGAAGGACCCGTGCTCGTTTGCGAATTTCTCCTTGGTAGGAGGCGAGCAGCGGGCCATGTAACCCCAGCGGTCTAGCCAGCCCAGTATGGGCGGGGGGACGCTAGTTGTTGCGTGCGGTATGAGGATCTGGATCTGACGAGTTGGATCGTCGTCATGAGGGATGATGGTGTGTGTCTTGTAGTATGTTGTACGGGGCAGAAACATGCTCCACACGCCGCGGTTAAGCGGGTGTTCCGCGATGCGGACCACGTCCTCGAACGTCCAGAGCCCGGTGGTGTATCGGGCGCCCTGGTGCACTATCTCCGTGAATTCCCCAGGCGACGTCGTAAACCAGCGGCTCTCGTCGGTTTTGCCTGCGAGAGCGTCTGGGATGCGGCGATACATGATCATGGGGATGCCGGAGTGTTTGGTGAAGTGCACGTCTGAGCCTTCGTGATCGATCACGTCCACGAATGTGGCGATGGAATATTCAGGGAAGTAGGCATCGTTGCGAGGCTCTTGCAGCAGGTCAGTTTCGGAAAACATGGACCAGGTGCCGGAGCTACGCGCGCGATTGCCAGAACTCTGAACGTCGTGACGAGCGAAGCTGACGTTGTTGGTGGGGTCCCACAAATCTTGCGCTACCTCAGCGCCGAAACGGCCAGTGGAGATGGCTTGGCAGAGAGAATTGATGTTGTTCTCTGCCTCGCGGCGGTTATCGGCGAGGTTGGCGTGGCCATGGTGTGGTTTGGCCTTTGCGGTGTTGGTGTACGTATAGTCCCAGGTGTAATTGCGCACCACTGCGGACATGCGGTGAGCGTTGGGAACCATAGTGGTGAAGTGGCCCATGAACTTATCTTTGGAGGCCGAAAACACCGTCGGAGCAGTTAAGACAGCGTACTGCCAGGCGACAGCCGTGGCAATTGACGTGGCGAGCAGCCCTCCTAAAGGTATGACTATTAGGATGAGCA